TTGGTTGCATCAGGAATAAGATCTGCAAGAATAGCATCTACTGTAGTCCATCGGGGAGAACGAACCCAAGTGTCCATCATATCCTTGTACTGGGCATAGCAGCGTTCGCCTGCGATCTGAGAGTAGGACAATCCTTCTTTGTTTCTGTCTTCCTGTTTAATGAATGGCATATTAGACCCCCATCATTTCGAGCAATTCAGTAAGGGTACTACAGTGTTTAACTCGTGGTAAGTAATGGAATATATTTTCCTTTGGACCTAGCACCACAATCAATTTTCCCGTACCCAGGGCGTAGCCAAATTCCACATGCCTTCCTCCACGAACTCCTGCAATCAATGGATCAATAGAGAACATAATTACCACATCCGCTGCATCAATATCTTTGATATCTTGTGCCGCAAATTTGGCCAATTCTTCGGTCGGGATCTGATCCATGCTAATGCCTGGGGGCCAATGTTCTTCCAGCCAGGACGATGTAACTTCAACGTCTCTGGCGCGAAGAATTGTGGCAACACACTGCATATCTCCTTTTTGGGAATACCGAGCAGCTAAGTATGCTTTCATACTATTTTCCTTTCTTCGCCGTCTTCTTTCTTTTCGGCGTTGTAAATTAAGGACATAGCAACGTGTCCGAGTTCCGGCACTGTAAGATCAAATTCCAAACAGGGCTGGGCAATTGTTGGTAAGTATTCGACCCCGCCACCCAGGGCTTTACGTGCATTGGCTTTAAGTAATACCGGACGCGGTTTAATATTACTCAACACTTCAGTAAATTGTTTCATAGATATATATGATTTTCTGAAATGGTCTCGGAGTACGTCCCGAGAAATAAAGAGTCGCTTGCTATCAGTTTCCAGCCGCCCAATAATTGCGCCTTTGATCTCACGATAGACAAATACATAAGGTCTGCCGGAAGGATCTTTCCGTTTATCACATACCAGAATGTTTCCTGCATAATGTTCCACGAATGCAGCCAGAGCATCTATAGGAGCCACAACCTGTTCACATTTAGAACCGCGCATATCATGTACAGCGTCAACGAACCAGTCCATTATAGGAGCAATCTCAAAACGAATCAGCCCAAGTTTCTTGGCAATCAATCCGCCATAGATAGCTACGGCTCCAAGCGCCGCCCAGAATCTTTCCTCAGAGGCGTTACCTAGTTTTTGCTCCAGTAGATCCATGATCTGATCCAGTTTGCTCTGATGTTCTTCAACATGAGCAACGAGGTACTGGATGTATTCAACACCAGCATGACCGCAATTTAGCATAACCGCGCGGTACATTTGTTTTGCAATGGCAGCATCCATTTCCTCAGGGAAAATCTCAAATACACGATTGATTTCCGCAGAAGCATCAGCTTTGGCTTGCCCCAGGCGCTCAACAAGTGAATGGTTTGACGATGTAGTTATGACCGTGTTCCATGCATTGATATTGGATTTCTCTACCGCCTTCTGAGTTAGTCGGGCTTTATCCCGTCCCTGTGTAACCTTATAAACAAAGTCGCTTAGTGCCAGGGGTTCGATATTACTTGTCTCGTCAATGTACATTGGCAATGAGCCAAAGATCCCGAGACGTGAGATCAATGCATTCGGGGTATCATCCTTACGACAAGACAGCTTCTCTGGCCGACCATATAGGGACAGAATAAAAGTACCCATTAAGGTTTTCCCAATTCCCGACTTCCCCACAATGGAAAGAACCGCTCCAGCATAACCAGTAAATTTCATCAGGGGCGCACCGAAGCCACCGGCGAGAAGGGAGAATGCGTGGACAATCATTTCGTCCTGATTCAGAAACTCTGTTGCTTGTACCCATGATTCTTTATCTCCTATGCATTTAAACCCCTTAACTAATTCAGGAATATTCTTTGCAAGACCGGCTCCATGTACTTCTTCACCTGGGCCATATATATGTTCGCCGAGGATGAACTGTAGGTCATCAACTCGGTCTTCGTCCTCATTACGCCATCCCATTTGACAGAATAGTTTTGACATCTTCTGCTGGGCTCTTAACCGCATTACATAATTTTCCACATAGGCCCCCATTAGAACTTGTTCCCTTTTCCCTATAACTTGAACATGATGATCGTGAAGTTCGATCATGAATGCTTTGGTATCTTTTGGTAAAGATGATCTAATAACGACATCCTTTTCCCCTTCATGTGGCATCATATGTCTAATCGTTATAGCCTCATAACCCAGACTGTCGTCATAGGCCACGCGTTCAACCCATAGATCCCAAGGATAAATCATTGTAGAGCCGTCATCATCCTCATAGAAGATCCCATCTTTCGTGCGTTTAAAGCCTTTGGGGGTCCATTTGCCCTCTTCTGACATCATCTTCCCATACCCAAGAGCAATAGGGGAATGCAGCTTCTTACTATGAGAACAGCCAATGCAGCCTTGTGGATTAACAGTGCCAAACATATGACACGTAGTAGGAGCTGTCTGAATCTGCTGGTCTTTTAGCTCAGTTGCCTCATATGAATATTCTGGATGACCACTAGACCAGAGATGTTGTATCTGGGGATACTCCTCTGTGTAATGCAACAAGCAAAGGGCTGCATACCAGAATGGTTCAGGTACGTTCCCTTTTGTATCCCTGATGATCCTCATTTGGTTACATCGTTCTGCAATCTCTAACGCGCTACTTGGTGGTCGGTCAGTGATCCCACTTAGGAATTCGTCGTACTCTGTTTGTTTCTTTGGCGGTTTAAGCACCGTGGTTTCTATCTTGCGTGCTTTTGCCGCAGTCCCGAGCAAATGAGTAAATGTAACAAATGATATGGGGTCGGCATCTTTGATAATGGATACCGGTTTATCAGTTCCGTTTTTCCTGTTGGTTGAACCAGGAGGGCGTAAAATACTGGCTGAATCAGAAGTCCTTGCTGGGTCTGCCTCAAATTCATAGGCAGTAAGCGTTGATTTTAATAACTGAGCTGTACCCTTCCATTGAGCTTCAGAAAGGTCTTCCTCCATAAACCAATATGCATATAGCCCGTTGCCAGATCTAACAACACAGGGGAATGGTAGACCTGTTGCGCGTACCATTTCGGATATAGCATTACACCCTGCGGCCTGATTGGCATATGGTTTCTCAGGACCACAATCTATATCAAGCCAGAAAGCTTTTATTGCGTGTACATTTTCCTGCGATCTGCGTTTCTTGCGCTGGTTCTTCGGGGCATCAGCAGGCAGGGCATTGTTATATGCCATAGCGGCATCAATTTTTTCAGTAGAATAAGTAGCCTGAGCTAAATAAACTGTATGCCCCTGAGCGTCAAGGGCTATTGCATTTGAAATTGCGTCATCTAGTGTCTCGAAAAATCTATGCCGAATCCCTTTCGGCCCAACATTGGCCACGCATATTAGACCTTGCGAGGGAAATAACTTTTCAAAAAAATTCATATAGACTCCAATGTTTTCATGGTGAGTCTTATCCTATACCCTATTTCAAATCACTGTCAACTATTATATTATTTTCGCTATATCGAAGATAGCCTTGATCCTATCTTCAGGAGTCAGTCCTTTGGGTAGCGGGAGTAATCCCTGTTTAATTCCGGTAATTAATTTTTTGATCTGATGCATTGCAAACTCAGCCTGTATCTGAACACGAGGTTCCCGTCCTTGTCTCCAATGATGTAATGTATTCCGTGTCACCCGCATAAGCTGGGCGGCTTCTTCATAGGTAATCCCTGAAGCTTTTATTGTTTGCTCTATAACTTTAAGATCGAGCATTGTATCCTCCAAAAACTCCGCTACGGGGATTCCCATAGCGGAGCCATTCTAGTTACTTACAGTCCCAGTTTTGCAGATAGATCGGCATCTGAGAATCCGCCAAGTTGTCCCGCGGGAGCTTGATTTCCAGCAAAACCACCAAAGGCGACTGTTGCGTCAGGAGCGGTTTCTACATGGGCCTCTTCTGCTTTGGCAGCAGGTTTGATCTCACGTACTTTACGATTGTTCTTTGGCGGTGCCTGGGCATTCGGGGTACTAATGTCTGCACCGAAAGATCCAAACCCAGGAGCGGCATTTTCAGGAACCTGTTCCTGGACTGGAGCCTGCTGGACTGGAGCCTGCTGGACTGGAGCCGGAAGCGCAGCAGCGTTTGGAACTTTAATAATGTCCCGTACTTCTACGCTGTCGATCAGTTCATATACATATGACAGAACTGTTTCATCCGCGAGTCCACCGAACGTGAAGGTAAGTTTCGGATAAGAAACTTTGATGTCGAAGCTGACCATGGTAATTGCTTCAGCCATATGGATACCACGGCTACGCAAACTTGCAACGTATTTGGCAAAGTTACCGAGGGATGCAGGCGGAATCTTGAACTTAAACGCACCCTGGTCTGATCCTGGGGTTACAGCGGTTATCTTGATATCACGGCATGCTTTACCATCAGACGGCTCACCGGTAGCGGTTTTACCTGTACCAAACTGGTTCTTGGCACACCCAGCACATGATGCAGCACATTTATACTCGACCGAAGGATCAGGTACAATGCCATCCCGCGAGAAACAATCAGGTTTTGTCGGCTCATCGCCTGGGGTATATGCACCGTTGTAAAATACCTTGTCAAACGGACCCTTAGCTCGAAGGATAATGAGGCCAATTGACGTGCGGTCAATAGCATGATCCTCGCCATCTTTTGACACGATAAACCGCGTACCACTCAGTTTAATCTCAGGAGGAGCACCGGTAAAAAGATTTGCAAGAGCATCTTCTTCCATGGTATCCAAGATTGAGCCACACTGCGATCTCAGTGCAAGTACGTGAGCAGGAAGCGTTGCGGGTAAGTTGTTGAATTGGTCGTCAGACATAGTTTATTTCTCCTTTGTTTTTTATTCGGCTATTTGCCGATGTTGTGTTTCATATCCTGATATACCCTGCGATTTCCGCAAGCGATAGCAGTTGGATTCTTAAAGAATTGTTTGGCCCCCAGCAAAACATGGGACAACGAAACATGGGTCAGTGTCATCATCTGGGGTCCATGCCCTTCTTGATATTCAGTCTTACGTGGTTCATCACCATACACCATTCGCCTCAGTTCCTTCGCTTTCTTTTCGTTCATTTTCTTCTCCTTTGGTTTAGTTCCCGCAGAACGGGGCGTCACACTCGTCTATGAAAGGACAATTTTCACAATCCTTCGCACAATGTTCCATATCTTTTTATCCTTTCCGTATATGCAGTATCCTGAATGATGAATACTTAATACCAGGAGGTGCAGCATTTGGACGACTACCTTTACTATCCACTTCGCCCATCACTTCAAGCACTGCTGTCTTATTGGCGGACTTGTTAAGCAGGTTATCATTCTTTGTCTGCTTAACATACTCCTGGAAGAGATCGTTATCCTCAATGGTCACTGACTCTTCCCTTTTAAAGAAGGCAAGTCCCACGCCCTTAACAGACGCATTCTGTAGCCCTGCTTTATCAAGTTCGCCTTCAATATATTTAAGTCGGTTCTTCTGGAATTCTTTTAGCCCCATAAGTTCCGCCTCCAATTCTTTCTCGCGGCGTGCGATCTCGGCCTTGCCCTCCATGTACTTTTCCATTACTGCCTCAATAGTAACCGCCATGTGGTGTTCCCCCCTTTCTTATTTATTACCCTATCAAGATGTATCTTGTTTGTCAAGAATTATTTCTATAAATCTGCGAGGACTGTTCTTTTTTCTCGATGCAATTCGGACAAATTTTTGGTCTCCATTGTATCTCCTTAATGATCTTTTATTAAATCCAAAACTATCTGTTGCCATGTACATTTTCCGTTCAATACATCATACGCTTTCCACTCTTCAGGAGCCGCAGCAATATATGCGATGTCCATTTTCACAGTCTGACCACCGCCATCAATACGGGCATTCGCCTGTTCATGTAGTTCATTCTTTCCAACAATAGGCGCATACCAAATTATCAATGATGCTGCTGTCAGTTCAAGGCCATGGGCCATACAACCAGGGTGGGCCAAAATGATATGCGGATTTTCGTCGTTCTGGAATGCACTGAATATCTTATTCCGTTTTCCCGCAGCCACTCCACCGTCTACGACTTCGACTGTCCATTTCTTTCTGAGTTCTCGGGCAAGAGCATCAAGTACCCCTGTAAATGGAACAAAGACCAGCACCTTTTCCTCGTTCTCTTCGATCAATTCTTCCAGAACTTTTAAACGCGGTCCAAAGTCCATCTCAGCAATGTCGCCATTTGCTCCATATACCACGCCACAAGCAATCTGAATAAGTTTTGATACCATTACCGCAGCATTGACCGCTGTAACCTGCGTGTCGCCAATAGAGGTCAAGGCCTGCTTTTTCATTTGCTCGTAATGTTGTTTCTGTGTGGCTGATAATTCCGCTTGACGATAAACGATATTTGGTTCCATGTCTGTACATACGTCACGAGTAAACCTGATCGACGGATAAAGGATCTTGGCCACGGTATCCGCAGCATCATGCCGAGGCAACCATTTATATGGGCCAAACTGTTGCATTGTTAACTCACGGAATTTAGTGAACGATCCATTCACGTTCTCTGGTTTAACTAATTTGGCTTGTCCATACCCATCGGTAGGAGCGTTTGGGGTTGGTGTTCCGGTCATACCCCATATCCAATGATCTGGTCGAAGATACGTCTTCATATACCCATAGCGTGTCAACTTTTCTTTGCCAGTACGCATCTGGGAATTTCGGTACGTCGAAACCTCGTCAATTATTATGTGGTCTATATCAGGTCGATTCCGTAGTTCGTCGTGAATGACCTCGATCCCATCATGGTTAATAACGTAGTAATCCGCCTCGGAGTTCAAGAGATCACGCCGTTTCTGTGCGCTACCATAAAGAACTTTGAATTTTGAATGTGGGGAATCAATGAACAATGTATCCCCCCATACTCGTTCGAGTGTGGATAAGGGCGCGGCGATCAAAGTCTTCTTAATCATTTTCTTCTTGCGGAGAAAGTCCGCTGCCCAAATAACGCTATTCGTTTTCCCTGTGCGCATAGCATTCAGTATAAACGCCCGTTTATTTAACGTGGCAAACGCCGCAGTCTCAACCTGATACCACCTCGGAGTACGCCCTGGGCGAATGGGCCAATTGTAATCGAATCGTATAGGACTGGGTGCATCATATCCCATGTTACGCAGAAGTAGGGTATTCTCTATCGTCGCAGGTACAGCCCCGAAAGAATCGGCGTACTTGTATACAGGGAAAATAGACATCACATACTCTAACGCTTGGAATACATAGAACCCATTAATCAAACGTACAGGGTACATAGTTCCTCACTTTACTTTGACGGCGGGTGCGGGAACTCGAACCCGCGACAAGATATCCGTTTCTGAGGTGGCCATTTCCACGTCTGCGAAATATCGAGACAAAACCTTGGCCTCGCCGTAATTATTTATCCTTACTATGAACGTGTGCCAGATTCAAAATTAGTCTTCCTCGCCACTTCCTGAACAACCGCCACAATGTTCTGTGATCTGCTTACCAGTTACAATGCATTTCATTGGGTGTCCTTCAAAAAAATCCAGATCAAAAACAACGCCACGACAATGTCATTATAATTCTGCGCGATCAGATTGATGATGTGTTCCATGATTGCATCTCCTAATAGCCATAACTACCCACACGATGTCTGCAACCGCCATGAACAGATTGCAGTAAAGACTGAACCACTGAGTAAGACTATAATAATAGAAGGTACTCCAAAAAGACCACAATGTAAAGAAGATAGTGGAAGAAATGAAAATTCCTTTTACCTGTTTATCCTTGTGGATCTTATACGCATTTGCCCAGGCATATCCAGCACCACCAAAAACAAACACCCCATTTATGAGATCAATCCAGTTCATATAATACTCCTACAACCCTAGTGCATCTGTATCCTCCTATTTAAGTAAATCGGGAATCATGCTTACGCCCTCTTCACGAGGAATGTGGACAAATCCGGCATAGATGTTGTTTTTGTAAAAGTAGATACCGTCCTTCTTCGGTTCAGTAGGATGCATAAAGTTCTCAAACCGTACACCTTTGTCAATCATGCTCCTGCCAAATGCAGCAGGATCAGCGGTCTGCGTATCCAGTCCGAGTTCAGCGAACTTGGCCACGAGTGCTTCGGTTACAAACTTGGCTACATCATTGTATAACTTTTCCTGTTTCTCAATTATAGACGACATTTAATTCTCCTTTTTCGCTGTCAATATCGAATGAAAAATCTGCGATATAATAAGGCACCCCACTAACATAGCCCTGTAACTCGAAACAAACATTCATTCTTTCCGGATAAATGGTTGATCCATCCCTATCACACCGGATAACAAAGTTTCCCACGATAGGAGTAGTATTTTGCAGCTTTGTTTTTATAAATGGCGGCGGTTCCTTCGCATCAATCTTTAACCTTTTGGTAAATCCAAACATCGTTAAGATAACATCCATGTTATATTCCTTTCAATAGACGGACGCGAAGCGCGGTCAAATCGACAAGATCATGGACAACCACTTCCAGTGCTCCGGTAATATAGAGTGCAGAAAGTTGAGCCTGCTGTAGAGCGGTAGGACTTTTACCTGGAACCTTGGTTTCTATAGCAAAGAACCGACCTTTATATTCACCAAGAAAATCTGGGATTCCTGTAACCCCCATACCGTTAGATACCGGCATGAAAAACCATCCTGTATTGTTCGCCGTCGCTTCTATCGCCTTACTGGCAGAGATCATTCCCAACTCTTCCAGCATAGCACGAGTCATTTTTTTAACTTCACCTTCCCTGGTGCTCATAGTTCTTTCCTTTCCGGATGTGGTATACTCATCAATGCCCATAATAGACGATGTTTCTTCCGAATCATTCTAGCTGCATCATCCCTAGTGTGCTCCCCAGGATCTATTTGGATCGACATTCCGAGTACCCGACCGTCTTTAATCAAGGATAGATGATAATGCAGCTTCATTTCAGGAAATGCTAATACCTGCTTGTACCATATAAATATCATTACTTTGATCCTTTTATATACTTAGAAAATGTTGGGCATTGATACCCAGTCTCCATACAATAACCAAAAATATGATCTGGGCAATCTATACACGGAGGTAAATCGCTTGCATACATAGTAAGCATCCACGCTTTTAGGCTTATCACTTCTTCCAGGGAAAAAGTAAACTCTGTTGCTATGATCTTCTTTTCAATTCGCACCAGCGAATGCATGGAGGTATTCATTACCGTTTACCACAATGAGTACAACTTGTAACCTCACAATAATTTTTACACAGTCCATTTGTTTTGGCCTGCCATAGCTGGTTATCCCATGCTTCTCTGTATCTGGCAATGCGTCCAAGCAGTTTTTTCAACTCAGGAAGAAGATCTGCTCTTGTCAATGTTACCGGATCAGATACTTTATCTGATTTCAGCCATACATATCTGGAAATAAAAGTATGGACATCTCTTCTGGCCAATGCTAAGAATATGCAGAATATCCTAAGCTGATCTTCCTCATTCTTTTCCTTGCCAGATTTCCAGTCAAAGATCTTGGCTACTCCATCTTTAATTACAGCGACATCCAGCTTCGCCCGACCCCAGGCATCTTTTGCAAACCAACTGGTCATAGCTAGTCCTTCATTGAGAGTAAGTTCTTGCTCCACCAGAAGTTCCCCGCCTTGAGCAGCGGCGATCATAGCATCTGCATACTTGGCATATGGCTGAACTACGGGGTCCATGCCTTTACCCTTCAGATAAAGTTCCAATCCTTTATGCTTAATATTTCCATCAAGACATTCAGGCGTTTCAACGAACTTCACTGATTTATAGTACCGACTCTCAGCACATTTCAACGGGCATATTTCAAAATCGTTCAACGCCGTATATGACCATGAGAATTTTGGTGGAACAAAACCAGCCGCGCTGGGGATAAGCTGCACATTCTCTTGAATAATTTCAGCGGCAATTGTGGGGGTAATCGCGGTGGCAGGTTCATTCGCAGCTTGCGCTGGGTTTACTGCATCAGCGAGAACCCCAGCAACTACTGGGATACTCAGTTCCGCGATCCTTATGATCAATGTTTCGTCGATTGCCCCAGTTCCTTGAATGTTCTTATCCCCTTTGCGCGGTGGTTTAGACAAGTGCTTTGTGGCCTGAAAGTAATCCATTGCTGACTTAGGCACTTTATATTTACTGGCCGCATTAGCCGCCAACTGCACATCTTTCTGCCATGCCTTCCATAGTTCAATCCTGAAGGTTTCTTCTGTCAAATCAAATTTACGATCAGGGCCGGTAAATATAATTCCCTGATTATTCATCAACACCTCTTTTGTAGTTATCAATTTATCAAAAGGTAGTTGATGTATGTACATGACATCTCTCGGTTTCTCAGGAACAAATCCTTCAAGAAATTCCATAACTTTCTCCTTTATTTAATACCCTACTACCTTTATACGCAGCTTGCAAGAACTTTTTTTGTCGCGTCCAATATTTTTTGTTTAGTCTGCTGAATAAGCTCTTTGTCATGCTGCTGCATTTCCCACTCAGTCATTATATACAGTGTTGCTTTCATCGTTGCTTCATACTGCCCCTCGTGTATGATTACATTCATTTGTGCTGCTATATGGGGTAAAAACGTATGCGCAAGTCTGTCCTTTAAGTATAATCTGTATGCAAAATCATCTGAGCCCTGCAATAAGTCTGCTTCGGTTACCACTAAGGTACTAGTATACTCCATTTGCTTTCTCCTTTCTTCTTATATCTGCTTCTTCCCGCAGCATCTTCATGATTACTGCATCAGCAATCTTCTTATTATATTGCGGACAGCTCCGGTTCGGACATCCCTTCTCAGATTCAATATCACTATCCCCTACAAGCTGATGTCCGCACTTACACTAATAAACAGGGCGCGGCTTGACACATCCCTTCGGACACCACGGAGGACACGCGCCTGCATCAAATACATAGCCATCACAGTCCATCCACTCAGGACAACTATCACAATAACCCATGATTACCTCTCCGGTATAGGTCTATACAAAAAGAAAAAGACTTGTTCGCCAGATGAATGATCCACGAATGCTTTTCTTCCGGCAAAAGCATAGCCTTTCTTTGTATGCTTTTTCATAAAATCTGCCGCTTCATAGGCCATATCTCGTGGGTCCATCCATGTACTACAGCGAAATTGTAGCTCATATGGTAGCAGCGGATGTTTTCTTTTATATCTTTTCTTTCTCTCTTCCCTTGGAATGTATGATGGAGGAAATGCCTGCGGCACAACTTTCGGCCTTTGTCCGTTACGTGCTGGTGTGTTGATCATTTTTACCCCCTAGTCCTGCACCCAATTTGTTTTTTCCCAGCCTGTTAGGGCAACTATCTCCCCATCTATAACAATATCGGACACTACAGTATATTGCTCACGCCACACCGCCCATTCTAGCCACCTTGTTTCCGAGCCAAGCATTACTGGTATAAACAGGAATCCAGCGCCTGTCCTAGTGTCTCCTAAGTCCGGATATACTTTTTTACTCCATCTCATTTCAACCTCCGTACTGTTTGGATTGCCAGTTAATTGCTGTCATTCGGGATTCAAAGTGCGCTATCTCCCGCGCACGTAGCTTTTCAATAGCGCCCTGTTTATTTTCTGAAAGATGCGCATCTCCATACCGCATATATACCTGGGGTAATACCTCATTTATTACAAGCTCATGATCGTTATTAAGCAGGGCTCCATACATAACTGGTTTGCGGCTGTAATCTATCACTTGATGTACCTCCTATCCCAGCCGCCCTCTGAGGCAAGAGGTAAATCTGGAGCCCATGAAGGCGGTGTGGCCATTATAATACCCATTTCCTTGTATACATCTTCAGCCTGATTTTCAGGACACACAGATAAGATCTCGTCATGCACTTGATGCACACAACGAATTCCTTCTTGCTGCATCCTGAGCATGTCGTCGGTGATAACGATTCGTGCCAGCGCCTGTGTGATATTCTCATCAACTTTTCCGCCGTACAACTTTTCTCTTTGCCCTTTCTTTCTATCCCGTAGGATACTGAACTCATTGTATTTTCCTTCTTTCTTCGTGCGCAGCTCAACATAGCGCATAATCATCCCATTTGGTAGACGTAGTCCCTCAGCACAGGTTTCAATAATTCCCCCGTTCCCGAACTGCCACCCATATTGCCCGCATACAATTGCCTCTAACGATTCTTGACAAGTCTTCCAGAACTGGATCAGCATCGGGTTATTATCCCGAAAGGTTTTGATTATTCTCTCTGCATTCGCGCAGTGCGTGGCATGGGTAACAAAATCAATACTCGGAGGCAAGGATTCTTCAACATATTTTCTATGAATCCCTAAGAATCGTTCTGGATATACCCCAAGAGACTGAGCTACATCTTCCCCGAGCAACCGACCCTTCTCACCTAGCATCCCTACCCTGAGCATACCTTGAAACTTTTTCCATCCGAGTCCATAACCGCAACCGAGGGTCACAGTCTTTCCTAGAAATCTTTCCTTTGGATGTTCCTTCTTTTTAATTGGCTTACTGAATATCGTTGTGGCCATTTTACAATAAGCATCTTCGCCTCGCCGATAGGTATCGACCATGCTCATCTGCTCTGCTAACCAGAAATTTATTCTGGCTTCGATTTGCGACAAGTCACGTACCACAATAACATGTCCTGGAGGGGCCATTATAGCACGTCTAAGTGCTGAAATTCCTGTGCCGTCGCAGCGATCACACTTCATTGAAAAACCTGAGAGTATAAAATTTTTTCGTTTTTTTCTTTATTTCCCATGACTCACGCAATTGTGCCGCCCGCCTTTGTGCATCAATTAAATAACTAAAATATTGAATAAAATCAAATTCCTTATCAGTAATCCAAAAGGGGGAATATTTATATCTGTATTGAACAAAATAGAGTGTGTCCTGGTCCGACTCCCATATTCTTATTTCCGTACCTATTCTATATTTCATTTTTTCCCCCCAAATACTCTACGCCATAAAGACGGTTGGTATAAACTACGCTCGGGTCCACAATCTCCGCGCTCACGCATATAACGCGCAGATGGGCGCAGCGCTCCATGTTTACCGAGTGATATTAATGCTTCATGTCCGGTATATGGATCAGTCTGATACTCCCATGGCCCATCTTGCACTTTGCATACAGGATAATCCATACCTACATGAATAAAATGCTTACATCCGCTACACGTTTTCATCAGGAACCTCTTTTTCGCCATTACATCGGCCACACAATTTTGTCAAATTTTGCGCATTTGACTTATCGCCACCACCAAGTCTTCCTGTGTGTGCGGCATATACTTTCAGGTAAATAGGAAATGTTCCACGCCCTGCTATCCCTATAAATCGTTCTGATCGAGTTTGTTTGATTGTGCTTTTGATTCCGAACCGAGCTTCCATGAGCGCGGCAATCATAGGATCTTCACTCGCTGCCAATTCCTTCGCAGCCTCGTCGTTCTTAGCCAGAGCATAGGCCCATGACTTCATTCCTTCCGGTAATAGTCCTGACGGTTCTTCCCCAGGATCTTCGTCTGGGTGCGCCTTGCGCCAGGAGGGACTGATCTTCTTAGGTGGATCAACCCCGTACTCCAGTAGTAACTTAGCAAATTGAGGGTTAGACGCCAACACCGAACGGTCAGCGGATATCTTTTCCATTAATAACCGCTTATCTTCGATCTCATCGTCTCTCATCTGGATCAGTAGATCCCGATCCAACACCGTCACCGGCTCGGTGAACATTCGAGTAACAAGATCAATCACCCGTAATTCTGAAAGAGGGTATCCCACTTTCATGATGCCGAAGGCTTCTCTCGTCCTCTCTGTGTCGTTCATACAGTAAAACCCATATCGTTCTAGCTCTTGGTATGTGAAGTCTCTTAAATGCTTTCCTCGTGCGTTATCGACCTCTTTCCCCTTTGCCCTTATTCCCAGTATATCGCACATATTAGCAAGAGACGCACGTTCTGCTGGATATAGCGCCCTGAACATTGGTAGGGTATCCAGTATGAACGCCGGACGATAACCGTATCTCCAATTGAGTATGGCCATATCAAAATGCGCATGATGTGATAGGACCATACATTGATCCCAGGGTATCTTAGCGAGAACTGCTGGAACTTGTGGACCTGGAACCCAGAACGCTGGATTCTCATCCATTTGAAAACTACACATGATAGTTTCAAATCTCGGATCTCGGATATATTCCTCGTTTGTCATACTTGAAAGAGTATATCCAGTTCCGTAGAAAGTTTCAAAGTCAAGGGTTAAGAAATGCATCTAGTTCCTCGCCAAGTCTATCAAAATATCGGCATTTGGCCCTTCTATTGAATTATAATCCATAGTCAGATCGCCGGTCAATCCGAACCGCTCAATAGTAAGGGCAGCAAAGATTAACCCTGAAGCTTTACATTTACTTTCATTGGCAGTGAAACGCAACCCATTACAAATGTCCTGAATATTCTGGTCCATATTGATCTCCCTTTAGTGAATAACTGGAGGAACTACTGTAGGATTACCAGCTTCCACCAATTTTGCTATGCGGCTGCGTTCTTCTACTATCAATTCTTCACAAGCTACAACGGTCGCTTTGAAATGCGGGCTCCAGTCACCTGTGCAATGAATTCCAAGTAATTCATTTTTCACCGTAGTAATCAGATTCTCCATGATCCTTAGCTCAGTTCTATTCATTTTTATCCTCCGGCCGACACGCAGCCCCTAGTAAGATGAGCAATGCACAGAAGTATATGTTCAACACTAGCAGGAAATAGACATCAAGTAAAGAAAAAAAGCTCATTCGTTTCGCTCCTTTTTATACTGTTCTAATAACTGTGTCAATATTGATTCAAAATATGGCCTGAGCGGGGACGCAGATGAGGGTAATCCCATGATTTTATCTGCAAAAAACTCGATCAATTTTACAGTGCTGCTTACTAGCATTATTCCCACCTCGCTGTAATGCTTGTTGAATTTTCAAACAAGAACTTTCTCGGATTAGCTAATAGCTCCAGGAACTCTACAACATCCAACGTCAGTAGCCCTCGTTTGCTACAAAGCTCCCGCCGTTCTATGCTGAGTTCAATACCGATCAAACCGAGTTCAGCCCTGATAGTATTGAGTCTCATATAGGTGATACCATAATTATGCAGATCGTTCAATGTGGCGAATCCCTGACGGATAATCTTACTCTGGGTAGCAACATATTTTCGAGCTGTAGGAAATGATACCCCCCGCAGTGCCGCCATTAAACTTGTAGGTGTGGGCTTACGAATATGGATTTCCTTTCGTTCTTTCCTTACTGTACTTATCCCAGCTTGCTGGAGCCAGTAATATAGCATAGTGCGGGATACACCCAGCCGATCACATATGGCCCTGATTGTTCCATAGTTCTCACTACCCTTGTTAGCACAGTACATTTTTATTGCCATAACTCTGGTAGCTTCGCTTGTTATTTCATCAAATTTTTTTGGCATCTCTCACCTCGTAAATGAATTCCAGGCTGCGATCTTTAAAGTAATCTTCAAGATCTTTCAGAATCTCTCCTGCTGCCGTGAATGCATCGCGTTCACATATTGTGGCAGCATAGATATCGAGCATGAATTGAGCCCGTTCTATCCGAGATCCAAATTTAGCCGGAACTCCTGTAACAATATGATTATTCTCACTCATTTCTTTTCCTCCCAATGACAATTTCCTGTCAATCTCATGCAGTCTACACATCGCTGCCATTTTTTATCTAACAAATGCTTGCAGCTAGCACATAGTCTGCAAGGATTATGATATTTTTCACAGGTTGTGCATTTCATATGTTGCCCCCCAATGCGAACATGCATTCTGTATCATTCGCGCTGCACTCGTCGCATAATTCCGTACCTTCATACTTACACCAGGGACACCTCTTACATGTCTCGTGTCTAGCACAATTGTCGCATGTCATTTTTCTGTCTCCTATCCATCATTCGTTTCTGGAAGTCATAGTCCTGGAGTTCGATCATATACTCAGGACTTCCGGCTCTGAGTCCTTTATATCCAAGCTGTTTCATAAATTTGATTCTTAATTTATCCATGACAGTAACCCATTTATACGAGTAGCTTCTCGAACTATTTGTACCAACTTTAATGCTCGTTTGCCAGCATACTCCCGCTGAACGACTACCAAAAGAATCTGATCTGCTGCCCATTGCCGGATATTTTGTGGGTAGTGGTTAGCTACGAGGAAACATATCTGCCACGCGTAATCTTTACCATAAAGTTCGTCTGCATACTGTTCAATAACTGTCATAATTTTCCCTCTCCCCCCATTCGATAATGTCTGTAACTGTACCCTGAATAAACTCAGCGGTGACTAGAACTCTAACAGCACTGGATCGTGGGATAGCAAACATAATGTCCAGCAAACTCTGTTCCAGTATGGCTCTCAGCCCTCGTGCGCCGGTACTCTGGTCATAGGCCTTTTTAGCTACTGCGAATAACGCAGCCTCAGTGAACTGCAACTCTACCCCTGAGAGGCGAAACAATTTCTGGTACTGTTTAACCAGGGCGTTCTTGGGTTCTTCCAAGATCTTAACCAGCGTTGCCTCTCCAAGTTCATGAAGCACCGAAAGAATTGGTAGCCGCCCGATAAACTCAGGGATCAGTCCAAAAGTTCGCAGATCTTCAGGAATAATATCTTCCAAATAAGCAATACTTTTCTTACTACTCTTGGTAGACCCTGAACCAAAACCGATCTGTTTCGTGCATAGCCGCTGCTGGATTACATTTTCTATTCCTGCAAAAGCCCCCCCGCATATGAACAGAATGTTCGTGGTGTTCATTTTAACCGTCTGTTTATCCTGGAACTTCAAGCCCCTGCTTAACGGGACCGATGAAACTGTACCCTCGATAATCTTCAGGAGTGCCTGCTGTACACCTTCGCCGGATACATCTCGGTGTGTCGAAGCATTACTGTGCTGGGCGATCTTATCAATCTCATCAATGTATACGATCCCCCGTTGTGCCTTCTCCACATCGCCTTCAGCGGCGTTTAGTAGTTTGGTAAGGATGCTCTCTACATCCTCGCCAACATAACCCGCCTGGGTCAAGGTAGTTGCGTCGGCCATAGCGAATGGAACTTTAAGAGTTCGAGCTAGTGTCTGGGCTAGAAGAGTTTTCCCCGATCCTGTTGGACCCAGGAGTAAAATATTGCTCTTCTGCATTTCCACATCGTCAATTATTTCATTAGTTTCAATCCGCTTATAGTGATTATAAACTGCAACCGATAGGATCTTTTTTGCTCTCTCCTGACCGACCACATATTTATCGAGTTCGCCCTTGATTTCTCGTGGTGACGGAATATCGAGCATCTCGATCTTACTCGCTACAAACTCGCTACTTGTCAGCCATTCCTGGAGTTCCATGAGCTATCCTTTCTGTGTTAAGCTACAATACCCATACTCATGGCCGCTTGGCATTTCCCATGCCATGCAGTCATCAGTTTGACATAAATATTGGGCGTATTCAGCACTAGCCCCATGATCTCGCTGAGGATTAATGCAGTGGGTCATAAAAGGACAACACTTCTTGGAGGCATCATCTACATGTTGCGTCCGCATTTTAATAACCCCTACGCTGTTTGGACGCCTGCCGTGTTGTGATCCCTCGTTCTTTGGCATATTCAGCGTTTGACAACCGATCATCTTCTTCCAGGCGGAAATTCGGTTTTCTCGACCCTTTGATCTCGCTTCTGAGATTCACTGGAAGATCTGGACACGCACTGCGTCTTGTTTGTTTACCCGATGGAATTTTCATTTTTGATCTCCTGTCTTTTTAGATGTATGAAAAATCTTTCCAACTCCTGCCGTCCATAAGTTTGATCCGATGCCGTCCAGCTCAATCGCTGGTTTCCGTCCCTGGTAGCCAGATATGCTCTTGCTCGGTCTTGCAGATCTACCAGGGTGTATATCTCCCCGTCTAGTCTCAATTCCTTCGCTGCTTCAACCGTGGCTCTGCCGACGCGGACTGCCTTATCAACCTCGGGTTCCAAATGCTCACCGGCCCATAGGCACTGCTTATCAAGTTCTTCTACAACATCACTCAGCACATTAACCAATAGGTTAATAACCTCAGTAGCTCTCATTTGAGTTCCTTTCCGCAGAACGGGCAATATTCAAAATTGTTTTCTTCCGGCCCGCCGTTATTGAACCAATGCCTTTCACCACAACCTGATTCATACTCTTCGGGGTATCCTTCTTCCGCTGGGGTCCAAGTACAAAATGTTTTTTCAACTTCGTTTGTCATGGCTTTTCTCCTTTGTTGTTTTTTACTCTACATCACCTTGTTTAATAATGTCAACAACTTTTTTTACATCGTCCAGATACCGATAGAATGAGGCTTTAGATATGTTTAACTCCTGCATTATTTCCTTTGGCGACTTACTTTTATAAAAAGAATTTACATAATCATGGGCAAACTGGTTAAACTTTGCTCCTCGTTTCCCTATCGTCAGATTGAATCCCATTTTGGCATTAATTTTCTTGATCCAATATCGTACTGTTTCATATGATCGACCGCATTCAAGCACATCAAAATCAACTATAATGCCTTCTGGAAGGTCAATACCCTGGGCTATGTAGTTCTTGTATAATGCACGATTCTGCTCTACCTCAGCAAAGATTTCGGCTACAGTAGACCCATGTTTAAGCCTCTCGATTATGAACTGTTTAAATCCCATACGCTTTACTACGCTCGGCTGCATCTTCATTGCTTTTTTAATGTCTGAGGACTCATGATCCTCTGGAGATACAACCTTATACTTCCCGAGCTGATATCGTTGCTCAAAATCGTCTCGTTCCTCATCAGTCATGCAATCATCTGGATCATAAGTGCTCATAATATCCTCCGTTGACTACTCATTTCCGCTTCGGAGATTAAGCCGGAGCGGGGTATGAATTTTCAATGCCGTTTTTCTACCTGGGCTAGAAATAATAGTACCAAAATTAACATTACCCAGATCCCCATAGCTAGTACCGCAGGTCAAAGTAAAATGATGTTTTCCCGAACCAAATGCCAACATACGCTGCCACCAGAAAATATGCAATAAACATGTTACTCTCCTTTCAATGCTTTAGTACAACGCTCAATTATTTCAGGGTGTTTCCCAAGTTCCGCGCCGACTTTATGCAATGCATCCAACGCCTCGGACATCTCGTTTTCAATTGCTCTTAGTTTGGCATATTCAGGGGCAAGTCTATGTTCTTGTCGCTCCGCTATGAGCCGGTCAAATTCTGCGATCTCGAATTGTCTGCTGCTCTGTAACATAGCCTTCACCCCTTTCAGATTCTATTATTGCTTCAATCTCAATCTTTACTCCGAGCTTTTGTCCAATCAGTTCTGTGACTGTCATTCAGGATCAGCCATGGATTGCTTCCATGAATGTTAAATCCGATGTTTTCATTCATTAATCTCCTTTTCATATGTTCCAATCATTTTCACACATGCGATCCGATCTGAAGTCCCTAATTTGTCCGCTTCCTCCTTTGTTTGGTATATCCCACCCCCGAGAAAATTCTCGTATACATTCACCCAGCCTGTAACCATCCGGACTACTGTCATTGTTTCACCGTCCTTGCCAGGGCTATTTCTTTGCTACATCGTGAGCAACAAAGGTGTGCCTTTTCCTCGGTAAATAATCCTAACTTCCGACAATTCCGTTTCGCTCCGTTTTCACAAGGAACGAGCCGCAGATCCCACAATTGTTCATGAATTCCTTTCATTATACTTCCCCCTTTGCTTGTAGTTCTGAATCAAATTTATGATACCGCCGCATAGCCGTCAGCTTATCCGGTTCACAGACATAATCGTTAATCTTTTCACAACTGATACATTCACCCTCGATCATCTTGGTTTTACAAATTGGACATTTCATGCTTAACTCCTTTTCTGGGTAAGGGTTTTACTACCACCACATTCTTCAAAGTGGTTAAAGGCCTTCATGAATTCAATCTGTTTTTTAGTCGGATTGATCCCAGCAACCGCGAAGGCATGAAATAACAACTGGGCGGCAATCTGGTCGTCTACTAAGGCCCCGATGCTCCTGCATGCAAGAGGCCATGCAGAGTAATCAACATTTGCCCCCCGCAAGTCCACATACCGCAGGTTCGCATACCGCAAGTCCGCATACATCAAGTCCGCATAAGCTAGACTAATCTTATGTGCGACGGCGTATTCTACCAGTTTCTTGATAGAATCAGCTTCTTGCTCGATAATTATTTCACCAGTTTCCCAGTTCTTGATTGATAATTCCATGCTTAACTCCTTTAATAAATTAGCGACTTTGCTTCGTATTTATGCCATATTTCCTCAGCCAATTTCTCATCTTTCTTGAGTATAACGTCGAAGTTTTCAGTCATGAAGTAATGAATACCCATGGTATCATCGAATCCATCGGCAATCAGCCTTATCCCCTGGGCCTCGATAAAATCCGTAACCTGGGCAACCCCGATCCAACTGGTGCTAATCTTTGTTCCTCGGCGTAGGTCATTTATCACCAAATGCCCTGGGCGTGCATATGTACATGGTTTCCATTCTGCGGAAAAAATTCTGAGCCTGATCATATTGACCCCCTAAAAAGTTAAGTTGCCTTTTTCATCCATTAACCCGAGCTTACGTGCTATGCTCCTGCATTCATAGCAATAGCTGGGGCATACATAATTTGCTTCATTTTCTCTTTGTACTTTTATATTCTGCCTCAGGGAAACAAGTGATAATCTACCAGTACCACTTGTCTCGGATAAATGCAACAATTCTTTTTTGGTCAGCACTTTTGTCCATTTCCTGTTACCTTCTAACTGTTTACGTGTCTTGGCTTTCATTTCCATCCCTCCGTTATTGTATAGTCCAGGTGAAGGAACTCAATTCCCAGGTCGAAGGCAAGACAAAATTGAGATATTGCCCACCCCTTATCTTCTGCCATTATCTCCAGCGAACAATCTATCCCATTAATTTTACAACTTACTGTATAAGGTTTCATAATTCCCTCCGTTTCTCATTTTGACAGACATTCCGACCCCTGAAACCCCCCGTCAGGAGCCGTGTATATTTGTCAAAGTGTTTCAATAATCTTAACCAGTAGCACCAGCCGCGCAATTAATGTTACAAAAAACCATACTACCACCACCCCGATTAATAATAACATACCCTTACCTCCTTTATTCTTCTTGTTGTGGTCCCCAGAAAGGCACTTTAAAAAACGTGTCGTTAAATATATCTTTATATGTCAAGTATCCGACCATATCGCAATTGTTTGATTCTAATACTTTTTTAACATATAAAAAGGTGGTCCCGCTTGCTACCAGATCGTCAACAAAAACCACTCTTTGATCCGTCCATCCTTCAAAGGTATAATCTGAGTGCCTTGGCTCGGCTGATTTTCGTACCAGGACGAGATTCTTTCCTAGTATCAAGGCAATTGTCGGTGCAACCAATGCCATACTATACCCTGATACCGCAATCGCGTCAAACTCGTCAATATGGGGCTTTAAATACAATATGCAATAATCTATTACTCTTTTGTACTGCTCGGCGCTGAATAGCTGTGCCTCATGACTACAGGCTATCAACTTCTGTTTCTTGGGCCGTTCAACTGGGGCCTCCTCTGTCAACGCACATTGCTGTTCGTAAGCTGTAGGACTGAGCTGGAGTGTCTCTGCTATTGATACCGCGCTCCAATGCGGTAATTCTTTCGTCTCTTCCACTTTAATTGTATGGACCACCGATTCAGGTAGATACTTCCTAACTACCCCTTGCCGGTCTTCATATGGCAATTCCCCCATGGTCAAAAATGGTGAATATATAGATATGTTCATACGCCCTGATAAATTTTTATCCCTCATGATCCACCCCCCCTGTATTAGTTAAATCCCTGGTCTTCTTTTATCATCGCCCCTGCCGCCCCTGCCGCCCGTGCCGCCCGTGCCGCCGCATCTGCCGCCCCTGCCGCCCATGCCGCCGCATCTGCCGCCCGTGCCGCCGCATCTGCCGCCCGTGCCGCCTCCAGTTCGTCAGCAGTTGCCTCACCGTTAGCAAATCGTCTTGCTACTGATATAGCTGTCCTGGGGCGTGAATCGTCAGGATACTGAGATTCATACAGATGCAATACTGACTCGGCACAATCGCATGCTATCAGCCGCGCAATGCGATTTATTTCCGGGTGATCCACGGCACGTAACGCCCACAGACAATCGTCAACGCCGTTTGAGTCCAGTATCTGTATCAGTGATATCGGTGCATCGGTTACGCCGCCGAGTGATTTAGCAAGTTTTCTGTAGCCGCTGTTACATGCCCCGGCGGTCTTTAGTGCGGCGAATGTTGTTGTTAAGTGTTTTTTGGTCATTTTCGTTATCCCCTTTGCCAGACAATTAGAATAATTACTGCTAGAGCTATTGTTTCAAGCATTGTATAGCCTCCTGGACGTGCTGAGTGTGCGTTAACTGCCAAGACTTGGCAGTTAACAATCAACAATAAAAGTGATTGTATCCTCATCATGATCACAACAAGTATAACCATATTGTTCCATAATTTTATGCCAGTTCACCTTCAGTTGTAAATTCATATTCATTTGATAGTATTGTTTCTTTGATTGCTTCTTCTGACTGTAAATATTCAAATTCTTTTTGCAGGATACGGGTGTAATCTTCTGTTATTGACTTTTTGAAGTCTTCTTTTAAATCTTCCATTTTGCTTTCAAGATTATTCAATGTGTCTTGTACACATTTACGCCATTTGTTACGTGAGTATATATCGTCACATTTATCACGTTTTACAGAAAGCGGTTTATATTCATCAAGAAACCTTTTAGCTGTTTTATATGTTTCACAATCAATACCATGATTTTCAAGAATCAATTCAGCCGTTTCATCGGGATTGCAGATTGTAGTTTTAGCATGACGGTTTCTGTCGAGATTAAAATGCAGAATTGTTATGCCGACCTGATTAGCGTCTTCATAAACACTTTCCCACCAATTATAATCAACATTAATATCCGATAAATTGTTGATTGCGTTTTCTTTTGCCCTGTCTGATAGTTCATCGAATGTATAAAGGTTTCTTGTTATGGTTTCAGTTCTCATTGTTTTATCTCCTTTTAGTAGAATTATGACTTAACAAAATCACCGAATTCATTTTCTAATTCAACAATTACAGTATCAAACGGTTTATGTTTACAAGCTTCAATGTCTCTTTTATGTTTTACTGCAATTCTTTTTGTTTTCCAGCTTGTACGATTTTTAACAGATAAATAAGAAGCTTCACCTTTTGAATTTATAAGTTTAACGCTGTAATACATAATAAACTCCTTTTAAATGTAATAACTTCATTATATCCGTTTTTGTATGTTTGCCATACCTTGAAAGTTTTCATTTTATTAATCTCCTTTATCTGCATACTTGGGCATCTAAATTGTCAACCTAATTATATTCAATGGCAACGGCCATTCCATTTATGTTTTCAAACTCCAGTTCCAAGCACAACTGCTGGTCGAGTGGTATATTAATCGGCCTTCGAAAAGACACTTCGCACCGGCGACCCCTGCAATAACCTGCATATTCCTCTTGCGCACCCTGGATGGTAGTAATCTCAAGTCTCTGGGTTCCTGGTTTCTGTAAAATTTTAGCCGTGTTATTGCCAAGTCCCTTGTCTCCGATGATGATAGCCGTATGCAATAAATCATAGTTGCCTGTCGGCTGGACCGGTTCGGCATCTACCCAAAAATTTGAGGCATATAATCCACGGTCCTCATCACGATAATGTCTAAAGCTCAGATCCCGATATACAACCACGTCGCCCTTGCGCGGTACTGATATCTCAATCGAACGTGTATCAAGGAGCTGCTCTATATCGTCCTGGTCATACCAAGTGAGATATTTATCCCAGCCAAGCGCATATGCTGTAAAACCCCAACAATTGAACGACTTCCTGATATAGAACTTAGGGTCCAATGCATTCTGAATAATATTGTCTTCTTTCAATTCATTCAAAATAGCTTCAATCTTGGCAGGGGCTATTGTTTCCATGCTTAACTCCTTTGGTTTATATGCCTTGTATGAAGGCGTGTTAATTTTTCTTTTAATGTTATACTAAATATACGCCCATTACTCGGGAAGTCAAGAAGTTTTTTGTGTAATCTGAGACAAGTACTGTTCCGTCAATTTTGTCTTAGATTACCGTGCAGAGGTGCGTTCATTAGAATTGCTGGACACTGGTATTAAAGTTTTCCGTACCATAAAAGAAAATGGGTGGGTATGTTTTCTTTCTTTACATAAACGCTTTAATTTGATAGTCCAGGTAGAAAACGGACGAAAAATTGTTTATATAATGTGAGACTGACATACCATATCTAGTTTTTATCAACACTATATGTTGTGCTTTTTATGCAATGTGAGACAATAGTTGTCTCAGATTACAGTGCGATTTAGATTAAATGTATCAGACGATACAGAAAATATTGTATTAGCAAAAGTTGACTGTATTAGTGTAGTTCTTGTAACTCGGTATTCTTGTTGTCTTTTTTCGTGTATTGTCTCAGATTGTACATATAGTTGATGTAAGGTTCCAAAACAATAGAGGCCTAAAATCGCATTCTTCTGTAATTCTGAGACAATGCTGGACGGTTTTTCCGAACATCTTTTTATGCGTTACATCAAAAACTATGCAAAAGTGTCTCAGATTTACAGAAGATCGTCAAATAGAGCGTCTATAATTCCTTTGTTACAAATTTATATAGCCATCTTTTTATATGATACATTGGATATATGAGTTATTTCAACAAGATGGACTATATTGGAAAGCGGACCCCCTCGGTAAAACAGAACAAAAAAACACGTTTACTTGTCAATTTTTGCTTAACTCCACTCCACTTTGCATCATAAGCATATAACTCTTTTTTTCTTCTTAACGTCCAAGTATGGGATTTTCAAAGAACTATTTTGGTCTGGAAATTATTGCATTAACTATTACTATATTTTTCAGCGATACACCACTTCCAAAATATGTAATGATATTATATACTTTGAGCGTGATATATTATAACAGTCTCTAATCATATAAACAAAACGGTTAACTTCTGTTAATGCATCGTGCGATACGTTTCAGCATATTATATGTATATCGCACGATGCATTCATTATACCCCACTAAGGTTGTGTTTTTCTAATTAACCTGTCGCGGTTCACAGATACCCTGTCGAATTAGGTCTGAGGCGGTTCGGCCGTAAGATCCTTGCAACTGATATGCAAGGCCACTGTCAATAAGTGCCTGAAATAGTTCAACAACTTCAACATGCTCCAGTTCGCCTGATTCGTATGCCATAATTTGACCTACAAGATCTCGCATTCTCGTCTCCTTTTAGCTTTCATCTGATACCGTGTACCCTAACTGTCTTAAACTCTGGGCAACAAGTTTCGCTTCTTTTAAGCTCAGATTGCCTGTCACGTAACAGAAGGGATAGTCTGAGCGAATATAGTACCCTACATCGTCCATTTTTATTGAGTATGTCATTTTCGGTAATACTATCATCCGCATCTCCTTTTAATGTTTCATCTCATTGCAGATGAAGGAGCTGTCACACCCGATATTCTGTATCAGGCAACATTCCTGATTGTTGATATGATTTATAAGCTCTACGCAAGCCAACACGGTCTTCGGGTCGGCGTCTACTATCTCGATTATCAAGCTCTTCTCTTCTTGCCCCTTCCAGTAGCCTGTAGCGTGTATTATCGTAAAGCTGTCAAACAGTTCCGACACGATTGTTTCGGTTCCGATAATGTCTTCGGTTAATATTCTTGTTAGCATGATCGTATCTCCTTTTTAATAGTTTATTCCATAATAGCAATCAATATTACTGGCAAGGTTAAGCATATCGTATTCAGTAGGATTTTCAAAATCAGGTTTACAGTTTCCATAATCGCAACAAGAATCAATATTGGCCTTATTTTGTTCATACAATTCAAGCAAATCATTAAATGTATATTGAACGTCAAGAATATATGCGTCTGTTTTTCTTAACTGAGGCGGCAACAACTTACCATTATCATTCCATGCGAGACAACCACTTGTTGCTGTAAATCTTACATAACAATCTTTATCAAGCTTGCCATTTTTAACAAGCTTTTTACTGTTAAACTCCATCATTAAATATCCTTCTGCACGACAAACACTTAAATTTATATCAATTCCAATTTTCATAACTTACTCCTTTTAAATGAATTCTGACTCACATTTGATTGTTATACTTCGATTGCTTGCCATTTATCCCAGTCTATCAAGGCCAGTTCGCCATTAGTGCAAAGGTTATGAAATGCATATGCACTGAATTCAAACGAACATTGATTCCGATATGTACAATATGAACATTTCATCTTGAGGCTCCTTTGATTGTTGTACTGAAACTATTGAGCGCGTCCTGATACTCAGCTTCGAGTGCTGCATATTCTTTATATAATGTTTCAAGCGTTTTCATTTTCGTTTTCCTTTTGACTAAAGCATACCACTAGTTGATTGAATGTCAACAAAGAGTATTTGACATCCTTTTTTGTAAGAAGTAACGTGCGCGGGCGCTCGGGGGTCTGGGGGGTGAGGCATAGGAGGGGGGGTGAGTGAATGATTCGCCCCAGTACGCGAAACCCTAGTATTTTAACCATGTAACGCAAGATACAAGAATACTTGATTTCCTTACACAAAATTTTTCCCCTTTTTAATATCTTCAATGTATCGCAGGTTACATATTATAACTATTGACTTCTCCTGATGACTTTGATATCTTATAGTCACATAGGCAGACATCGTCCACCCCCTTCTACGAAAGGAGCAAAACATGACCGTAAACTACGTCCTAGATACCAACATCCTACTCCACGATGCCCAAGCAGTAACAGCCTTTGGCCCCAATAATGTCCTTATCCCCATTGTAGTAATCGAAGAACTCGACACTTTTAAGAAAGAAATGAACGATTTAGGCCGCAATGCAAGGGCGTTTTCTCGTTTTATCGACTCCCTACGGGCCAAAGGAAGCCTGATTGACGGTGTGAAACTCAATTCAGAAGGCGGAAGACTGCGTGTAATACGATGCACCGCAGCAGCATTGGAAGAAATGCCCGATGACATGGATCATAAAATGGCAGATACCAGGATTTTGGCAGCAGCACTCGAAGTTATGAGGGCGAATCCTGGTGATACAACCATTTTATGTACTCGGGACACCAATCTTCGGATCAAAGCAGACATTGTTGGTGTACAGGCAGAGACATATGACACAAATAAGGTATCAGTTGATGATCTTTATACCGGAATAGCGAAGCTACCGGCTGGTTGTAGCCCATTTGACTATCCAGAAGGCACCTTTGCCCCAAATGAGTTCGTGATCGACGCAGAGGGCGGGATATTTCGTTACGATGCTGAGTCTCAGTTGGTCTGTGCGGTATCAGATCCAGGTAAAATCTGTGATCTGGAGGCACTAAATGAAGAACAGGTCATGGCACTGGATCTTTTATTAGATGATCGGATCAAATTGGTAACTCTGGTAGGAAAAGCAGGAACAGGGAAAACTCTGTTGGCCATAGCAGCCGGACTCAAACTCGTGACTGAGAATTTTACCTACCGGAAGATGCTGGTTGGTCGTCCGATAGTCGAGATGGGGAAAGGGATCGGGTTTTTGCCAGGAGATATCAGAGATAAGCTTGCACCTTATATGCAACCGATATATGATAACGTCGAATTTTTACTTTCAGGGTATCAGGTCGGGTCTTCTCGGATCATGAAACCGCTGGAGCCAAAAAAGAAGCTCGGGAAGTCGAAAGGGGATATTCCTCCAGAAGATCCCGAGTGCAAAGAGCGCGGGGCGTTCGGGAATGCATACATGGAGTTGATTGCCGCGGGGATTATGGAGATTGAACCATTGACTTATATCAGGGGGCGGTCCATTCCACAACAGTTCCTCATTATTGACGAAGCACAGAACTTGACACCACATGAGGTAAAGACTATAATCACTCGTGTTGGTAAAGGAACGAAAATAATTCTGACCGGAGATCCGAATCAGATCGACAATCCATTTTTGGATGCGGCATCGAACGGATTGACATATGTGGTTGAACGGTTTAAGGATCAGGCAATCGCTGGTCACATTACATTAACAAAAGGAGAGCGGTCAGAGTTGGCAGAGATCGCATCGAATATTCTGTGAAAATAAAATGGCTTAAAAATCCAGAAGAACATGATTTTACAGCAGCGGGGGATTATCTACTTTTGATATATCCTCCTGCTGTTGTAGGACGTATTGTCCAACGATTGCATAACGCAGTTGAAACTGAGTTTAAGGCCAAAGATATATTCAGAGCGTCGGGACTATCCCTTTTGGGAATCAGTAATTCTCATGTAGGTAAGAACATACGTAAGATAAAGGACGGCAAGGAGTTATCACCTATTTTATTGATTAGAGATAGTATACTGGGTCGGGTCATTATAGCTGATGGATATCACAGATTGTGCGCGGTATATGCAATAGATGAGGATGCAGAAATTCGATGTAGACTCATATAGAGGGGCGCTGATATGAACGTACATGAACAGATAAATATAATGCGAAGAGCATATAGAGTTTTAATGTTCATGTGTGTAAATATGGGTCTACGTGAGGCACACGGCAAACTCAGTCAACTACACGACGAAATGCTCAGGGAAATCGAACGGAAACATAAGGACGATGTAGACTTGACAAATAAATGAAAGTGTTGATACTATTGAGATATGACTAGAGAACTGTTAAGTATGTTCGAGGAAGAAGAATTTAATAACCTGGAGCCGGAGAAGCCCCCAGTTATTTCTTTGTCTGAGCAGCTCAAGGATGCGCTTACAGGGATAGAAGATGAGGTTATAGATGCGTTGACAGTTCGAGATCAGACTCTAGGCGCATGGAACCCCAGGATGGTGTTTGATATTGCTCTTGGAGTAGAGGACGATGAAATTGTCAGGGGGCGTTATTTATTAGATGAAGACGAATATAGGATGATCCTACAACAGCCAGCCTTTAAAAAGGAAGTGGCTATTTTAGTTAAGGAAATAAGAGAATCAGGGGTATCGTTTGCGACTAAGGCAAAATTAATCGCAGAGGAAACTCTGACTGATATCTTTAATATTATAACCAGTACCCACGTTGCTGCCAAAGATCGGGTAACAGCATGGACTAAGGTAGCAGAATTTGCAGGCTTGACACCCAAGGTTGAGAAAGGGGATAATGGTTTATCACATCAGGTAAACATCCAGATTAATTTATAGGAGAATATAATATGTCAGCAGCCGGAGATGTTTATCAAGCAGGAGTTGCCTCAGTTGCGCAAAATGCATACCTCAATTTGCAACCGGCAGCGGGGGCTGAAATCGTGGTTCATAATATTTTACATAGCACCGATGCCATTCTTGAATTCTATGATGGATCTACCGCAGTAACAGTTGACACAGTCATAGGTGCAGGGGCGTGGATGGGATGTTTCCTACATTGCACTAATGCGAAGTATTACAGGGTGAAGAACACGAACGCCTCGGCAAATAATATTTGTGCTGATGGTATGTATACCAAGGTCGCTTAGTCATGGGCATTAAACTACTTAGTTCATTAAGCAAAACGGATCATGCCGGATTACAAAATTTGGTTTATGCATCTTCAGGGCATACAGGTTTTGCACCTAGCGATAATCCTACATTTACAACTGCGATTACATCGCCGTTATATAATTCCGTTGCTATTTCTCGTGGAGGAGTAGTTGATTATTCCAGTACCTATATTGGGGGTTTAGCAGCAAGTTCAACGGGTACGAGTAAGGGGAATACCAGTCTTGGATACAATGCGTTGACGGTTGTGACCTCGGGAAGTTCAGCAACAGCGGTAGGATCAAATGCGTTGAGCGCACTTACAACGGGATTTTATAATACAGCAGTAGGAGAAAGTTCACAACTTAACTGCACAACTGGGGGATATAATACTACTGTTGGCCGTGGTACAATGGTTAACAATACTACTGGGGCCAATAATATTGCCATTGGATACAATGCGCTGTACACCTCAAATGGAAACGGCGCGATTAGTGAATCAACTGCGAATGTGGCTATTGGATACGGGGCAATGGATGCGGCTACATCATCGTCATATTGTACATGCATAGGCACCGATGCCGGTGGAGCGATAACAACTGGGGTGAGTCATGTGGCGGTAGGGAACAACGCACTGGCAGCGATCACCACCGCGAGTACATGTACCGCAGTCGGGGCATTTGCACTAGGTTCTACTACTGCAATAGGAAACACGGGTATTGGGTTTGACGCCTTAGCGGATAATACAACTGGGACGTATAATACAGCACTCGGGGATCATGCTGGGTATAACGCAGGGGTTGCACTTCAGACTATGAGTCATTGTGTATTCATTGGAGATAGTGCAAACAGCACTGCTAATGCAATTACAAATGCTATTGCCATTGGGTATCAGGCAGTTGTATCCGCAAGTAATCAAATATCAATTGGAAATACTAGCCATACGGCATTGATACTAAATGGGTTAACTAATGCATCGGCTCCAGCAAGTGCAGGAGCTACAGGTATCAAAGGCGAGGTTAGGGTAACGTCTACATATATATATGTGTGCATAGCTGCAAATACATGGGTTCGGGCAGCAATAGCGACATGGTAGGTTGACAAGTAAGACAAAAAGGCGTTAAATAGTAATATCCAAAGGTAAAAGGAGAAAAAATCATGGCTCTTGTTCTCGCAGATTTAGGTGCAAAAAGTATGCTGAAAGCATATTTTAATAATGTATGGGCCTCAGGTGGAAAAGACCTTACATTAAAATTATTTGCAACAAACGTAACCCCAACAGATGCTTCCACTGCGGGTTCATTTACAGAAGCGGCTGGTGGCGGATACGCTAGTAAGACTCTGACAAATGGTTCATGGACTGAGTCGAACAGCGGTGGTATTGAGCAAGCAGCGTATGCCCAGCAGACGTTTACATTTACTGGGGTGCTAACCACAAATACTGTTATTTATGGGTATTATATTATCGATGCTGACGGTGTTCTGGTTTATGCCGAACTTGCAGGGGCTCCATTTACTCCAGCAAATAATGGTGACACGTACAAAGTTACCCCAATTGTCCAGTTGAGCAAAGGCACACCAACCTAATAAATAATTGGTACTTTTAACTAAGGGTGGATAGCCTCCTTCGTGGGTTCGGAGGGGGCTATTTTTATTGGGGATAAAGAATGTCATATACCAATTATCGAATTTTAATATCCGCAGGAAACGGATCAGGAACTTATACTTTATGTGAAGTCCAGATGCGTACTGCTGTAGGTGGCGCGGACCAATGCACAGGGGGAACCCCTACTGAGAGTGCGCATAGTGGCCCATATGCATGTGCTAATGCGTTCGATGATAACACAGGGACATTATGGGTTTGTACCGCAGTAGGTGGCGACTATATTGGGTATGATATGGCTGCTGCTAATACGATTTTGGAGTATGTGCTCCAGGCTCGTACTGACGGATATTTAACCGATAGCCCAAAAGATTGGAAACTTCAAGGATATAACGGGAGTTCGTGGGTAGATCTCGACCAACGTGAGGCGAATAGCGATTGGGGCCTGGGTGAACTCAAGGTAAACACACTAGGGGTCCGTAGGTATGAATTAGTATTTACTGCGGTAAACGGTGGGTCCAATATAGCCGTCGCCGAACTGCAAATGCATTCTGCTATTGGAGGGAGTACAATTTGCTCAGGTGGTATGCCACTCGCAAGTAACTCTCTTGGGGGAGCATACGCTGGGAGTATGGCCTTTGATGGTAACGCTGGTACAATGTGGAACCAGGGTTTTGCCAGTGGTTGCGTTTTAGGTTATACGTTTACAGATAATCCTAATGTACTTGAATATTCAATTGCCACGCGTAATGACGGATATACAGACAATGCTCCTAAAGATTGGACCGTTCGATATACAGACGATGGGATGTCGTGGACCACTATTGATACCAGAACAAATCAAACAGGCTGGAGTGCTGGAGAGGTACGAACTTTTACAACCAATTTAGGCTCGGCAACGTATTCTATATCTGGTTCAGGCGGTGGCATTGCTGCGGGTACTGGTTCAGCTTATGGAGAATCCGGAACACAGAGTTATTCTATATCTGGATCAGCCGGTGGGGTAGGGGGTGGGTCGGCCACACTTTTAGGGTTTAATATTGCGCTACCTGGGTTGTCTGAGCAGGGTCGGTATTTTGCAAATACATGTTTAGACGAAACTGGGCATTTTATACTCACAGTCTTGGATGAAATGGGGTATTACTGCAAACACATAGGAGTAGAAGGCCCCTCATATGCAATAGTCGGAGTCGCTGGTGGCCTTATTGGTGGTGCATCAGACATAATCAATGGAATAATTATTGATCCGAGCGGCGGCGGGGTAGGTGGCGGGGCGGCGGGATTCCTCCAGGCCGGATCGCTTATTGCTTTAGGCGGTGGAATAGGTGGCGGGGCGGC